TGCGAACGCCGCTCCTCCCACGGTGACGGGACGATTCTCGGCCACGACCGCGGGAGCCGAGACATTGTATCTCTCGAGGGCAAGGTCCGTGACCGTGTCGCCCCGCGACAACAGTTTTGATGTCGACTTCACGGCATTTCTTGAGAATCTCACAATTGTTCGCTTCACGACCGATGGGACTCTTCCGGCCCCGCTCGCGACCGGAACCGACTATCGCGCCAACGTGGTCGGAGACGCCATCGAGGTCTACACGACCGGAAACGTCCTGATTCCGCTGACGACGGTCGGATCCGGGATTCATGAGATGCTGATCTCTCGCTCAATGACGACGCCGGCCGCGACATCGCTTGACATCCCAGACCACGGATTTGCGACCGGAACGGCGCTGACGGTCACGACGAGCTCGGCGCTACCGTCGCCGCTCTTGCTGTCGACCACCTATTATGCCAGGTCCATCGATGACGATCAGATCGAGCTGTATCCGTCGCAGGCGCAGGCCAACGCGGCCCCGGCGACGACCGGGCGCATCACCTTTCTGTCGACCGGAACCGGATCCCAGCGAGTCGTGGTCTCTCGTGCCCCGGTGTCGGTCAAGACCGTCTCTTCCATCGAGAAGCCGGTGACCGACGGATACATCCGGCTCTATGCCTGGGACACGTCCAGGACCGGAAACATTGCGCTTCTTGGTGACCTGCACCCGACTGAGACCACGCCGGCGTATCGCCGCATCCGGATCAACAAGTCGGCCACGTCGGTCCGCTTGAAATATCGTCGCCGCGCCTTTGACGTGCTGACCGAGAGGGATTTCATAAATCTAGATTCGCGCATGGCGATTCTAATGATGGTCCAATCGCAGGAGCTGCTCTTCAAGAAGTTCGTTGCTGAATCAGAGCAGTATCGTCTGATTGCCGTGGAATATCTCAACAAGCGAAATCGCGCGCTCGACGGACCGCGCGCCCCAACATTCCAGATCAACGCTGACGTGACGACGAGGCCCGACGACTGGATGGACTGAGATGCAATCTCCCGCGATAACCCAGGGGCGGCTCGTGAGCGTCGACGCCGGATGGATGTCAGGAATGAACTCTGTCCGGCACCCGTGGTTTCTTCGCCAGGACCAGTATCGCCGTGGAGTCAATGTCGTTAATCGTGGCGGCGTCATCCAGACGAGACCTGGTTTCCGCATGCGCCTGACCCTGCCAGAAGGAAACTTTCAGGGAATGGCTCACTTTCAGGTGACCAAGAACGGGCGTCGCGACGATTACCTGGTCTTTGCGGTAGATGGCAAGATTTATTTTTTGCCGTTTCCTCTCGAGCAGCCAAGATTCTGGGAAGAGTTTTGCCTCAAGAGTCTTCAGTTTTCTGCCGATGCAGACATGATCCACTTTGCGGTCGCCGAAAAGACCGTCATGACCGCGCCCGATCAGACACTCCAGATCGTGCCATCGCACAACGTGCTGATGATCCAGGACGGCGTGACCCCGGCCGCATACTGGGACGGCGAGGAATCGCGGCATCTCGTCGAGGCGGCCCCGAGTCTCGAGACTCCGACCGGGACCTGGATGACCTTCTCTGGAGGACGTCTCTGGGTTGCGCGCGGCAATATTCTCCTGGCGTCTGATCTGTTTGACCCGGTCAAGTTCACCGAGCGAGTCGAGGGCGAGGGCCGAGGCGATTTTTCTTTTCCGAAACAGATTACCGGACTGACAAGCTTCATTGGAGAAGAGCGGGTCGAGGTTGTCGTGGTCTTCACCGACGAGCGCAGCGAGATTGTGCTCTCTGGCATCCGCGATCGCGCCCAGTGGGCCACGACCCAAGGAATGCAGTCGATTTTATTTCCGAGCACGGGCTGCATCGCGGGACGCAGCATCGTGTTCCAGGCAGGACTCATGTGGTGGTATAGCCCGGGAGGCCTGGTCGCCTCTGACGCCGCGGCATCGAGCAACCTGACGAGCCAGATCAATTACCGTGACGCCGAAATGGCCTTCAGCAAGCAATTTCTCAATGATGATTCATCGATGATCTGCGGCCTTAGCTTCGAGAACTATCTGCTAATGTCGATGCCGATCGGACAGAATCTGAATTCTGAGACATTTGTGCTTGACTATTCGCCGCTGAGCGAATTTTCCTCTGAAAAAATTCCGGCATGGTCTGGAGTGTGGACGGGAATTCGCCCGATCCAGTGGGCATCTCCCGTGATCGACGGAAAGCGCCGGGCCTTCGCGGCATCAGTCGACTACCGGGCCCTCTCTGACGGGAGCCACAACCATGTGTGGGAGGCCTTCATGCCGGAGAGGGAGGACACGTTTTTCGAGCTTGGGAGTGACTTCACAAGGATTGACTTTGCCAGGCCGATCTTCTGCGAGTTCGAGACGCGCCTAATCGGAGACGGCCACGATCTCAAGTCGTTCCAGTATGCCGACATCAACCTGATGGAAATTGCCGGAGACGCCTATGTCACGGCAAACTACCGTGGGATCCGCGGCGCTTACAAGCCAGTTCTCTGCAAGCGCATCATCGCTCCGATCACGGCGGCCTCCGCGGGCGCCGACATTCCGCCATCTGAGCTCGGCATCCTTGACGGTCTCAAGAAACAGAGCCGCCGGGTCACAACCGAGAATGCCCTGCCGTCCGACGGCTGCCCGACCTGCGAGTCCGAGTATTCCGAGAACATCGACAAGGCCTTCAGCATTCTCGTCAGATGGTGCGGCCAGATGGCCGTGGAATCGATCAGGATCTTCATGGAACCGTGGGCCGAGCGCGCCGAGGGACGCTGCGAGGAAAACGAGACCAATGTCTGCCTGGTCGGAGAGGACGGCAGGAACCACATCTACAGCCGCGAGGAGGGCTTTGTGGCTCTCGAGGATCTTTACGAGGTCGGAGGCAACGCGTGGGCCTCGACGAGGTCCGCGACTGTCACCCTGACCTGTCCGGTCGGATCGGTGACTACCGGGCCATTGACCGTCACGGCCACGTCGACATACAGGTCAAGAATCTCGCAGGCTGACGCCGACGCGCAGGCACTCGCGTCCGCCCAGACGGCCGCCCAGGCACAGGCCGACTATCTCAGGACGATCTATCCGTGCTATTATGACTCGGTGCAGTCCGTGACCCGCCACTGTTATTCTGAGCTCAACGATGACGCCCTCGCCATGACGAGACTGTCTGACGGCCGTGTCATTCTCGGGGGCCAGTTCTGGAGAGACAACACGACCAACCAGGGCAAGATCACCGAGAGAACCTCTGCGGGAATCCGGAGCCTGACTTTCACGCAGGGAGACGGCTTCGTGTCAAACTTCGGGGCAGAGCCGAGTTCCGAACAGATCAACGTGCTGCTCAATGACACAAACGGCATCTATGCTCTCGGAGAATTCAGCGAATACAACAATGGCGCCAGAACTCGGATCGCGCGGTTGACGTCGGCCGGGGCGCTCGACACGACCGTGACCTTTGGGACGGGATTCAACACGGCCCCGACCGCCGCCTGCATTCTTCCGTCTGCTCTCGCCGAGGTCTCAACGGTTCAGGTCATTTCAGCCCACGGCGGATCATACTTTGATCTCGGAGACGCAAATGGGCCCGTGCGAGTATGGATGGACCACAACAACTCGTCGAGTCCTCCGGCGGTTCCGTCTGGCGGTCGCCTGCTCGAGGTCGACATGCAGAATTCTGACACGGACGCGCAGCTTGCAACTAAGATACAGCTTGCGGTCGATGCCGACGCGCAGTTCATCGCGACAGTCGCGTCCGACACCGTCACCATCACGGCCTCCGCGACCGGGCACCGTCTCCATGTGACCGAGCCAGGCTCGGGCACGCGCTTTGTGGTGGCGACCGCGGCGCTCGGCTCGTCTGCAGGATCTCTCGTGATCGGCGGGACATTCACTACATACGACTCAGTCGCCGCGGCAAAGCCGATCATTCTGATCGAGGCAAACGGTGTCAGAGATGCCGATTATCTTCCCACGGGATTCACGAAGATTTTTGCTCTCATTCCCCAGACCGGAAACCTTGTCTATGTCGCCGGATACGAGTCTGTCGCCGGAAAGGTCCGTGTGGCGAGGCTTCTCACGACGGGCGTCGAGGATCCGGCATTCACGCCGTATGAGGTCACGGTCGCCGATCCCGGATTTGCCTCGATGGCCCTGCAGGCCGATGGCAAGATCATTGTCTCGTTTGACGGCGCCAATTCTGCCAAGGATCTGGTGAGACTCAACACCGACGGGACCGTGGACTCGACCTACAATGTGGGGACCGGACTCGACACCGCGGCCCGAGCCATTCTCATCCTCGCAGATGGAACTGTCATTCTCGGGGGCAACTTCACGACCTACAACTCTGTCGCCGTCCCGCGGATCGTCAAGACCACGGCACTGGGAGCGGCCGTCGGGGCATTCAATCCCGGAACCGGATTCAACGCGACTGTCCGGGCCCTCATGCTTCCTTCGACCGGGACATTTTTCTTTGCGGCGGGCGATTTCACGTCCTACAATGGCAACACGGATTCCTATGAGAAATTCGGTCGTATCGACCAGACGACGGGAGCAGCCCTCGTCACCCGCCAGACCGTAATTGTCACCGGACGCCATCGTGGCACTGTCTCTCAGGCCGATTCTGACACGCAGGCCCTGGCGCTTGCCAATGCCCGGGCCCTCATTGAACTTCCCTGCACCTGACCATGCCCAAGGCCACCTCAGTCACGCTCCTCAATGGGACAACTCCGAACGCCTTCGTGAGTCCATTCTCCGACCGTCTCCCGATGTCGTTCTATTCGTCGATCACGGTCCCGAACATGCCAACCCAGGAGTGTCTGCCCTGTGCCATGACCGGCTACTCGACGTCGACCGTCAACCAGTTCATCCAGGACCTCGCCCAGGAGATTCCGCTGTCCCTCTCGAACAGCATCTCGACCTCGCAGACGCTGCCAACCATACCGCCAGAACCACAGCCACCCACATCTGTATCATGAAAACCCGATTCATCGACGTCAGCCCGTATTCCGACGACTTCAAGAGAATGCAGCAGTTCGCCAGAACCTTCGATCACGAGATCGGGCACTGGAAGAACGGAAGGCTCGTCGCCTTTGAGCGAGATGAAAAGACCTTTGGCTATGCCGACATCGTATATCTTCCGGTGGCCTTTCCGGCGTTCCATCCCGAGGTCGCCACGCCACGCGGGATCATGGACGTGGTGAATGGCTGGAAGTCCGTCGCGCAGCTCAGCCATGGCGGCGAGGGCTGGATCGGGGTGCCCCTCGATGAGACCCGGAAGACATTTTCTACGCAGATGTTGGAGAACATCGGATTTTCAAAGATGAACCGCGAGATTTACTTGCTGAATGGGACCGTGTAAATTTTGACTGATATGGGCGGAGGAAAAACACCATCAGTGCAGTTTGCGCAACCCATCGAGTGGTATGGGCAGGGCATTCAAGACATCCTTGGTCTTGGGAGGGACATGACCGGATATGTGGCGCAGACGCCGCCAGAACAACTGACTGAAAACATTCCGCGTCTCCAGGAAATGGCTCGCCGCGAGGCCACCATCAATGCGCTCAATTCTGCGGCTCTTGAGCGAGAACTTGCCCCAGAAACTTCCAGAATGCGGGCCGGACTGCGTCAGCAGCTTGAAGAGGATTTTGCTGGGGGTCCCAGCCGAGAACTTTCCAACCTGTGGCTTCGTCAGGGACTCTCAGATGTTGTGGGAACCGGAGCAAAAACAGAATCTGGATTTGCCCGGTCGGCGCTCGCCGATCGCAGCCGGCGAGACTATTATGCCAACCGCCAGGCTCTGCAGGACCGAGTGTCGTCATATCTTCAGGCCAATCCGGCTCCCGTGGCCGGCCTGGATCCGGGCTCTCTCGCTGGAATCATGAGCCAGACGGCCGCAGAGAACGCGAATCTTCGCAACGCATATCGTCAGCAGGTTTTGGGATACATGGGAGCTCAGACCGGAAACGTGGCCAATGCCTTCAATCAGGCGGCCCAGATGGAAGCGGCACGCCGCGCCCAAAACGTCAGTGCCTACAACGCCGCGCAGGCAGCCGGAGCCGCAAATCGGGCCTCCATGGCCGGGGCCCTGATCGGAGGCGGCGGCGCTCTCGCTGGCGCCGGAATCACGGCGGCCGGAATCGCCCTATGACCCTCGACCGGCGTGTCGAGGCCACGATCGATTTTCTCGATCGCATGCTCAGGACGGCAAAGAATCCGGTCATTCTCTGGTCGGGCGGCAAGGACTCGATGGTGGTCCTGCATATGATCAAGTTTCTCATGAAGAGAGAACTTCCTGTCGTCTGCTGGCGAGAGCCCTGGATGCCAGAGAAGCTGCGCTTCGTCAATAGGATCATCGACGAGTGGAATCTTGAGGCGCACGACTATGCTCCTTCGGCCGTCAGTCTCTGTCGAGGAAAAGAGGGCAGAGTCGACATCATGGAATGCTACCAGGTCAACTCCATGGCAATGTCCAACTCGCAGCATCTCATGGTGGCGCGCGGGACAATTGTTCCAGA